TCATATATCCAGTGTGGTGTTTTATTCTTCAATAATACAATATTTTCAAAGTAACAGACAAGAGATTCAACAGGCTTTTCTTTTATATAGGTAGTAAGCCATACTTTGCGCCACGTAATTATAGATTGCAACTTACCTTGAACTTTATCTTTAATCTTATCTGATGCTTTAGGGAACTTAGAAATTAACTCTTCAGCTGTATTCTGTAAGGTTAATGAGAAGAATCCAGGGTTTTTACCTTTTTTAGCACGTTTATCAATGATAGCGTTCTTAGATGATATGAAACTAGGTACTATATCACCGAACTTACCAGCGTTTTTGTCCCATTCTAACTCGATTAGGCCAACATAATCGTTCAGCATTGCCAGAACAACGTTACATAGTATACCCTCCAGATCGTATTCTTCGGAGTGCGATCGAAGCATTAGACCTATATTTTGAGCTAAACGACGTCCCTCTGGAGTGTCATCGCCAGGTGCAACTTCTAATTCAGGTAATCTAGATGTTACGTAAGCTGATATCACCTGTTCAGCTGTAAATATCTCATTCTGGACATAAGGAATACCGCCTATTAATGTCCCTTGGTCATACCAATGGTCGCCGACTACAAATCTGTTATTACGTTCACGTCTTGCTTTTAAGTTAAAGCCTGAGCTATCATTCCAGAATGTGCGGCTCTCGTTGATTCGTCTATCCAATACGTCAACAATTTCTTCATCTGGTAGATCGAGGGCAAAAGTGTCATACGTTTCAGCCAAACCGTCTTGGTTATCCAATGCGTCTATCTTTTGGTCTTCTTTGTATTGTGTGTAGCTATCATTTTGCATTTGTCTCTCCAATAAAAATAGCCAGAGTTAGCTCTAGCCGTTATTAACATTATATCACAATCCTGAACCCTCACCATTAAAATAAATAATATAATAATGAGCTGGGCTGCAATGAGCGCATAACCTAGTCATTCTGAATACGTTAAGAGGAACTTCACCGCCACCAAATGGTTCTGCACCATCACTCGCTACGGCAAACTTTCGGTTCATGCTAAATAATATATGCCCGCAATACAGACAATGTACCTTAACGTCTTCTTTAACCACAGTTGGGTCAACTATTAATGTTGTAAACCTTGAGTTATCTAAAGTTATTAGTTTGTCGTTCATAACATCCACCCTTCACTACTATCGTTGTCTCTGTTTAATATTGAGTCAATCATATTACCTGCTTCTAACCCACTAATAGCTAAAGTGCTTCTCTTAAATGCTTTATACGGCTGACTCACATAGCTATCTGGTGCGTCATTAGTCTCAGAGTTATAGTTTACAGCAAAGAACTCTAATTGCGTTCGGTTATGCGATGTCCAGTCATGTACTGGTTTGCTTATTGGTGCTGTTGATTGTGATGTTTCCGCATCTCGTTTAGGGTATCGAGCAGATGAAACACAATCAACGAACCATTTATTATTTGGCGTATCGTTTATTCTAAAATGACTTAACAATCTTTTAGTAGCTTCTTTACGTGATGACCAATCGTTTTCTATATCATTAGTCTGAACTATAATGTTAAATTGTTTACGTAGTATCTCATATGGACTGACATTACTCTCAACATGTCGCTGTTTGCCCGATGGATCACCAAAGAATATACCACCTTGCCAAAGTTTAACACGATTTATAAATTCTATATCAGAATCAGTATATTCAAACTGCGAATCAATTGGTTTACCAAACATAGGAGCATACCAATCTATAATCTTGTCATAGTTTTCGTACGAATCTATTAATGTAATATAGTTAGAGTTGCGAACTGGTTGATAATATCCTATAGCTACGGCATCTAAGCCAACGTCTAATGAGATATAGAGTGGTAGTGTGGCATCATATCCATATTGTCCAATTGACACGCTCTTAATCTCTGGATAAGGTTTACCAACGCTAGAGTATTCCCAACTAATATCAAGCTCATGCAATACTTCTTCTTCTGATCGTCTAGTCTTTTCATACTCATACCATGATTGGTCCTTTTTGGGGTGCAATCTCCAATGTAGTGTCAGTATCTTTATTTTGTCACTAAACCTAAGTGTCTTTGCAAAGCTCGGCTCATCTGGCGGCGTAGTTACTGCTAAACGACATTTAGTGGCGTCTCCTGCTGCCTGCCATGACCTGCGAGCATCTGGCCAGAATCCAAACTCATCAAAGAAGACAATTGAATAACGTCCAGCACGCGAGAAATTTTTATTGCTTGATTCACCAAGTATAGTATTACCATTATCGGGGTTTACTAGTTTCATATATGTTCGGTGCTTAGTAATGTCAAGTTTAGGTGGTAATAGTTGTCGATCTTTGATAGTCCTGAGCAGATAATCTAATTTGCCAAATAATGAGTCCATCTGTCCATTATCAACGTAATCTTCTTTACGCGACCCAACAAGGGCCTGAAAACCATCGACATATAGCCAGCACCATAATAATATTGATAAAACAATCCATGATACGCCCATATCTCTTGACTTCTCAATAAATAGATCACCACCATTAAATATATCGTTAACAATATCACTGACTGTGGATACTTGAAAATCATATAATACAAAATCTATATCGTGCGGTATAACATCAGGTCTTGGGTCAAATGTCTTTAAGAAGTTACTTACAAAGAATACACAGTCTTTCTTAGCTTTGCGGCGTTCACTCTCAGATAATAACTCGCTAAGTTCTATCTTTAATGAATCTTGTAATTCTTGCATTCAATTCCTCGTCTGTAAGATTAGATAAGTTATTTAAACTTTCACCACCACTAGTAACGTCTACACTCTCTTTAGCTCTACCAAAGGCTCGATTCATCATTCCCTCTAATGCTTGATTATTAGCAGGTTTAGTGGACATGAAGTAATACTTAGTATTTGAGTTCATTTCTCGTTCTTCATCTAGAAATTCTTTGATAGTCTCAGGATTAGTAACAATAGTAGTCTCTCGTCTTTTTTTTGTACCTGTCCCAATGGTAGTAGTAACCATTAAATACTTCTCCCCTAAAGCTAAATCTAATTGAGAGTTGAATAGTCTATCCACATTTTTAGCTACACGCTCTTTAAACTGTCTCTCAGCTTCTTCTTTAACTATTGTAGATTGATTCTTACCATGCTTTGGTCTACCTGCTCCTGGCCTAGCACCGCCTATAGATTTTGGCTGAATATTTTTCAATGTTTCAATCTCTGCCATAGTAATATTATTATAACACTTCATATTAAAAAACAATAGCGACAGTTTCCTGCCGCCAAAGCTTATTTCATGATCGTACGCTTCTTTAATTCTCGTTTAATCTCTTGTAAAGTCATATCGTATTCAAATTTTAAATTGAAATTGATTTGTTTGGTACAAATATTGTGCCTTTCTTTTAAGTTGTTGTGTGCTGGTTGTTTCAGCCTCTAAAGGGCTATTGAAATGTATATGTGTTGGTAAAAGGAATCGAACCTTGCCACACTAGTTTCATATGGAATCGCACCAAAGCAGAGTTATGAACTCACTCAGACCACTGATTATTACCAACGCAAATACATTCCAATTTGTTTAAGGTGCTTTAGAGCGTATAAAAGAGGGCATTACTTTTTAGGTCTTTGTATAGGAAGTTTAATCTACCCCTAACGTTACTCATGATCCAGTATAGTTGGCTTCCAAGCCTACATCTAGGTGTTACAAGTATAGTAACAACGTGGTTATCCCTCATTGATACGCTCTAATTGTAAATGTTCTAGTTACTTATTTATTATACCATTTTTAAATAATTTGTTAGTTTAATACCTTGATATAATATAGCGGTTTCAATATCACCTGTTGATTTAATTGGTGTCATTTATTTATCTCTAATCGTTAGCCCATACTGAGAGGCTTTAATGCGTTGAGATTGGCGTAATTCGTTTTTGCCTTTTAAATATATATGGGTATTAGGCAACATATCATCATTTAATTCAATATCCTCTCCTATTATATCCATTACCATATCTGATATTTCTTCTTCTACGCCTATGCAAGATTCACCATACCATCTTTTAATAATTCTTTGTATCGTCTTATTAGTTTTATCTATTTGTTTATCAGACATCACTTTTTTCTCCTTATAATATCTCTTGCTTCTTTTTTTGTGATTATCCCACTATCGACAAGTTTGGTTAATTTGTTAATACTAATGCTAGGTTGAAGAAGTTTAATAATATATTGTATTGTTTTAATTATTATTTTACTCATTCTATTTACTACTTTCTTTTAATATATGAAGACCAACCTCGGGATAGACACAATTGCGTAGTATCTGGTCTTTCCTATGTTTAATCTTATACTTACTAAGGTCAAATCCTTTTGCTTTACCCATTTCTTTAATCGTCCCAAAATGTCCATTATCGCTAACTTTTATATCTTTTACAGGGAAGTTAGCCCATAAACAATGTCTGCCACACTTTTGTGGGGTAATCAATGGTTTATAAAATGGTTTGACATTCTCTACAACAAATAGACCGTCAAAATAGTTATCGAGGAATATTATCTCTTGGTATAGTGACATTTCTGGGTAAATTGGTTTATTTTGCTCAAAAGTTGTTCCATCTTTTCGTTTCTTATTAGCAAGAGACTTTCTTACCGAGCTATGCGATGGGCAAGGTGGGCTAGACCATATAAAGTCAAACTCTTTATAATGTTCCAGTAAATATTGGTGGGCATCAGCGACAATCACTGTGTCACTAGGAAACTCGCAGGAGTAAATACCTGCTATTTCTTCGTTGTATTCAACAGCAGTGATTTCGTGTTCATTACCCCACAGTTTTCTGTTTCCGCCAATGCCTGCATAAAGGTTTAATATTTTCATAGTTTACCCACTTCCTTTAAACGAGCTTTAATATCGGATAATTTTATATAAACTATGCCTTTGATATTTAATCCTGGTTGTGTGTCTAGCCAATTCTCTACATCTGATTTTAGAATATATTCACCACTCATAGTTACAGAATTTATGCCAGATTTAAACTCAATATCAGCTGTTCGTTCTTCAGCAGCTTCAATCATTTTGTCTGATTCTGATTTTAGAATATAGTTAGATTGAATATTACCGTTAGCCGCTATTATTGATTCCGATAAGGTCAAATCATACTTCTCAGAATACTGGCGTAAAGTATTATATGCCTCTTTTGTAATTAGGATACCTACTAAACCATCTTCTGTGTTAGTCATTAGAGTTCTCCTTTTTAAAATAAGTACCACTATGTATTTCACAATCTTTTCCACCATATTCGATA